AAATGGCACCGACACACTCATTGAGTGGAACGATGGTCAATCACGCACGTACAACGCTCATCGTGCGAATTCCACGTATAGCAGGACGGGCGACACGTTCAGAATCCTTGCGGACGGGAATCCGAACGTGATTGGAGAGTTCCAAAATGCAGACCTCGATACCCCGCTTGCAGACGCCGACGCTTTGGAGGTAGCGTTGCAGGGTTTTTTTAGCGGTGCGGTCTCTGGCGGCTTAGTGGCTACCATGACCATTGCAGAATTGCAGGCTGCAATCGCAGCCGAATCGCTAGGCGACTACATTCTAGGCACTATCAAGGTTTCCGACGCCGGCGACCGTGGCTTGTACCTTACCGTCACAAGCGCATCAACCGTTTCCCTTGAGGGGAATGCTCTCATGTTAAATGCTGTGTTTGGGGGGCAAACGGCGGGGGATGATAGCGACATTGAGACGTTGACGGGAATTGCCCCACAGACCCCATTTTTCGGGCAATGGACACCAGCATTGGTTGGAATGGGAATAATCTATTCTGCACAATCAGGCACCTTCACCGATGGCGAACCAATAAGCAACGGAATTGGGTGGACCGGGGTGTTGATTACGGATGATGCGGGAACAACGCTATTGTGTTACCAAACATCAACTGGTGAGCCACTTCCGCTCAATGGTCAGACAATCACTGGCGGAACATCGGGGGAAACTGCAACGGTTGACTATTCTTTAAATAACAATCTAGGTGTGGTTGTTACGTGGACAGACACTGCACAGCCAGAGCTTGGGCCGCTACATTACCAACTGGTCGACTTTCTTGAAATGGACGGAACCGACCCCGCCACCAACACGGCGGCCTACACCGTCCTACCACGTGGAGCCGAAAATTACGGCTACATCGAAGTCAGCCGACCAGTCAAGTTCAATGTCGCATTGGGCCTCATTACAATGATCGACGGCGGCGGAATCAAGGTTATCAATGATGCAGGATATGCACCCGCATTGTACGGTTTGCCATTCGGTAGCCCTGCATATTCACAAGTGCTGATCGACAACGGGCAGATGTACTATTACAACTCATTGGGAGCCTCCCACGCCAATATCAAAATTGCGTCGGGCGGTCAATTGGGCCAAAATTCCACAATTGGGGCGGGTGCGTATCTTGAGAACATTGAACTTGAGCCGAACGCAGTTTTGCAAGCAAGCATCGCGGCGGATCAATCACTCAAAAATGTCACGGTCAAAAATGGTGTTTTGTACACCGGCAAAACCGTCACCGACCTTGTGGAGAGCTACCAACAGATTACGGAATCGGATGCTGTCACAGAGAATGTAACTACGCCACAATTCGACAATTTGGGAAAGCGGGTCACAACGCTTGTAATCCCCTCTGGACTTGTTGGGATTGGTGCTGGATTTGAAATCCTCGCAGCCGCTCCTGCTGGGTATTACTACTCGGACATTGTCGTGACCGCAATCAGGGCGGCGGGGGATGCTTACACCTCCCAACCGATGTACATTTCGAGAGATTTGATAACACCTGTAAGCATATTGTCAACAATGGGCACAACAGGCACGACGGAGGCCGTTTGTCAGTTCCAAATCGCTGGCACGGGTGAAGACAACGAAGCTGCGCTGGGGGTGTATATCAACACCGACTCGTATGCTGATCCAGTTGGCGGCACAGGTACGCTTACCGTGATCTGCAAATACCACTTGATTGCGATCTGATCCAATCTCGATGAATGAAAAACGGCTCCTTAATCGGGGCCGTTTTTGTTGGCGTAAAATTGGAATAATACCGCCTGTGACAAATATAGGAATATTTTTTAGAAGTCGTCAATCACGACGGTGCCAACGCCGCCTTCATCGGTCGTGATCCTGATGCACTCGGTCGTGATCTTATCAACCTCTTTGGTCGCCGCTTCTTCACTTTCGCCCGACGCGAAGATGTTGCCCTCGACAACAACGTGAAACAGCTTTCCTTCGTCGTCGTTTTGGACTTCGATGGCCGTGCCGGGTCGCATCCAAAGAGCTTGCCCTTTTTTGTTTTTGATCCAAATCATTATCATTTTTTCAGTGCTTTAATTTCATGCTCTAATCCAGAAATGCGCTTATCAAGCTCGTGACTTCGCTCTCTGTCCTCCTTTGACTCAGAAGCAAACCCGTCAAATGCCTTTTGTGTATGCGATTCGAGCTTGTCAAATTTGGCGGCGATGTCGTTTTGGAGCTTGTCCCTAGCTGCGACTCTAGCGGCATTTTCATCCTTCCATTGCTGTTCGCGGATGGCATCTTGTTTGTCTCTATACTTTGTGGCACGGCGGTCAAAAAAGACAGCGCAACCAAGACAAAACGCAGATACGCAAACCAAGATTGCAAATCCAAAGCCGAAGCCATTTCCGCTTGTGGGCGATTGCTTGAATGCCTCGCTGATAAGCCTCTGTACCGTGATGCTGTCCATGAATCGCTTTGATTTACTGCAAATATGCTATTTTTATCGCCCATTGGGATGCTAATTTTACTACAATCTATGTAATTCCTTACATCGCAAATATAACAAAGAAAGGGCGATCCTTGAACCGCCCTCCCAAAATTCCACCTAAACATGCAAAAGTTACCGCTTTCTCTGCAAATAAGCACCATTCGGCTTAAATTCTGTGACCTCAATCATTGTGATCGGATCGAAGTATTTGAATTGCTGTGTTGGTTTGGGTTCTTCGATTCCGGTTGGGATTTGGCAGGTTGTTAGGTCTAAGAGGATTTCTGATAGCTCTTCTTGGTGTGATGTTGTGGTTTTTACAAGAATCTCCACATCGTTTCCCTCCGCTCCACAAACAACGACTTGTGAGTTGCCAATTACCGAAAATTCCACGACCAATGCCATTCCTGCCATTCCGGACGGTGGCAAAATAGCGCAAGTGTCCCAAATCATGTAATCGCAAAATGTCGTAATTTGAACAGAAAACAGAGCATTGTTGGGAGAATTCAGAAAAAAGTGACCGTCGAAATTGTCCGGCAATTCCCATGCAACACACCCATCCGCAGGACATTGTGTGCATCGTGGTTGAATGTTGCCAATATTGGCCGTGTCCATCACAATTGGCGAACATATCGAATCATAGCCACATTGCCCAAAAACCAAATATGCCAATGCAAGAACAAACAGGGTGATTAATACAGCTTTTTTCATGGAATTAGGCATATAGTGACCATTTCGCCAAAGTGGCGATAAATATCAATCTGATTGATTCTAGGGCCGCAACCGTTACAGATGAAGCCAAGTTTGAACCCGCTGCGCCCGAATCGAAAAACAAAGTATTCGCAGCCATTTCATTGGTAATTGAGATCACAGCACCATCAGCCGCAACCGTGGAAATGACTTCAATCGTGCCATTTGCTTCGGCTCCATCAATGCCATCGGTACCACCATTGACAACACCAAATCCCAATGCAGACGAAACCGCGCTGCCTGTGTCTACGGTTGTAAGCGGATATGTAGCAGATGCGCCACGACCATCAGGCACGATTACGGTTACGACATTTGTAGCCACCGACGCATCGTATAGATGCTCAAGTGCTGCGTATCGGGCCTGAATGTCAAGTTTCAAGCCTGTTGCTACGGCGTTGTTTCCGGGCGTTCCCGTGTACGTATATGACCCTAGAAATATCGTGCCAGCACCTTCATCCACGTAAGCCTCGACGGTACCGCTTGCGCCACTTGCTGAAATTGTGACGCTTCCAGTTGCTTTCGTTTCGCCTGTGTAGTACTTCACAGCGACCGACGTGGACAACATAGGCAATGTAGCAGACGTAATAATCGTGTGATCGGGCCGCGTCGGTAATTCAACCCTTGGATTTGAATCGACTATTTTCCAAGCACCGCCAACGAGCATGTAGGTAGCGAACATCGTAGAATCTGTGAGCATGAACCCGACGGCCCCGCCTAATTGGATATTCAGGTAAAAGCCCAATTCGGGTTCAATTTGGATCGTGTCACCGTTGACGAATGGGTAAATTCCTGTGTTCGTGATTGCTGTAATCGTTCCAACGGATGAAATACCACGCGCTTTGATCCAATTCCATTTACCGCGACGCTCGACCTCCAATGTAGTAGATGGCATCGTGAATGTCTGATAATCGGCGGGCGACTTCCAGCCTGCATTAGCAATCTGTGCTTGTGTTTGGAAATTCGCGGCGGTCAATGGTGTAGTACCTGCGAATGTCGCAAGTAACGCCCTGATGGCTATCGTTTCCGCTTGAGTTAGTTCAGACTGCATAGGCCAAATATAGCAATTTTAGACAAAATCATCTTCGAGGCTTTGGATCATCGCAATCTATCCTCCATTCTTTCCTTCATCCTGCATTCGGTTTCGGCTCTACGTTGGGGCAATTCAGCGTACTTTGCTGCAAGGTCGGGGTAATGAGGCCGCTCGTAGTTCACTAGCGTTGCCCGTGGTTTGAGCTGAACGGGCTTGTAGCCGTGGCGATCAAAGTGTATATGGATTGCCGCCGTTGCGTACAAATAGGCCAAAAACAGGTAAGCGGTGGGTAATGATGATTTCATTTATTTTCTAGTGTGAAAATGTATTCCCCCATTTCGGATATGATTTTCCTCAATCTTCTCACCTCTTCGTTGTATTTCTCCTTTTCAAACCTCGAATACGGTCCATCAAACTTCTCGCAACTGCAATCCTCTATGTCATTGGAGTGGGCAACGGAGTAGCAGCCGGGAACAAGAACCTTTCCAATTTCGGAATCGTGGACGTATCTGCATCTCATTTCGGTCTGATTAGTAGCCATTCCTGCAAATATTGCTCTTCTTGTGCTGGAGTCTTTGTAGAAACAAGGCAATCCTCTGAGTCGGCAACGGGCCGCCAAAAACACCCGTCGGTTCCAATTTCTAGTTGAGCCTTTTCGCAAAGATTGTCGAGGGCGGCGGCGATCACAGAAACCCTTGACCTATACCACGATTCCTTTTCCTCCGAGCCTGTTATTTTGCCCGAATTTGGGTTGTGAAATTCTCTCCTATCGGGGCCATGTTCGGCAACGTGGTCGAAAGCTTCCACCATTTCCTTTGCAAATTCCCACTCAGCAAGCAACTCCCCTGCTGTTGGGTTTTCATCAATTGGTTTCATAGCATCACTTTTACTTGATAAGCCTCATAATCGTACAGGTTGCATGAATAATGCTCCATTCCCTCAGTGACTAGGTAATGAATTGGCTTGCGATCAGATACCCTTTCGCTAGTCCATGTCCATTTCCCACCCTCCGATCTTTCGGGCAATGTAACGACCTCAACCTTTATTCCAACACCCATTTCATACTCATAATGGATGTCACCAACTTTAATTTCCTCGACAATTACATTGCCTTTTGTGTATGTTTTTCCCATATCAATCTTGTTTTAGTGTTTCTTTCTGCCTTTGTGCAAGCTCCCACGCCATGAATGCCATTGCCGCACCAAATTCAGACGCTTGCTGAATTGTCATCATGCTATAATTCCCACGGCAGGTAATCTTCAATGATCGAGACTCGTTCGGCTCCCAAATTTCGCGAATAGTAATATGCTGATCCTTTTCGCACCGCTCCAAAAGGACGGAGCGGAGGGATTTGATCTTGTCCTGTGCCCAAGTAATGTCTTTTGCAGCAGCCTCGCGGTAAGGGCAATAATCGCCATCGGTGGGAGTTTCGAGAAATTTGGCATTCTTTCGAGTTTGCTTTAATAGCATTCGCAATTCCCCCCAAAGCTCTGCGATGGTTGGGGTTGGTGCCGCTTCTTTTGGCATTCTTGACTTTGGAATTTGTGGCGATTTTCCCCACCACGGGCAATTATAGCAAATGGGAATGTCGCTACCAATGGCATCTAGGCTGCTTTGCGTACGCTCCAAAATCAAATCCATGTCTTTGATTGGGTCAAGCGTGGCCCTAATTAATTCCCTGCGTCCATCAACCACAAGGTAGAAGCTTCCAACCGTGTGCATTACTTCAAGTACGAATTCAACTTTCATACCGCTTGCCCTCCCTTCCAGTTTTCGAGGGCAATTTCAGCAACCATTTGGGGCGTGTCTGCAATTTGCTCGTGTTCAGAATCATCATTCCAATCCCTGATCGTTTCCAACGCCTCCACCAACTCCCTAGAGTCGAGGCGAAGGAGGCAATAAAACAGCTCAACAACAAGGTCGTCACATGTTTCGTGGAATAAAGACGAGTGCCCCATAATGAGTATTTCCCAAGCGGGTGAATTGCCGCCCTTTCGCTTAATGAGCGGTATCAGCGTATTTGGGAGTTGCACAACCTGTCTGGTATCCGGACAAAGCCTCTCGCACTCTGCGAGGACGGCTTGCATTTTTTGTGGTGTTTTCATTTCGATTCGATTAAAAAAGCCTCTTGAGCAAACTTGAAGACAGGATTGTAAAGATCGGTTTCCTCCGAATAAACAAGGGTTACGGCTCCCTGAAAGCATATTAGTTTGAAGTTTCGTTCGGGGTCAAATGTCAGCGTAAATCCGTCAGTGATGTACCAATCTGAATCCCTCAATAATTTTTTGCTAAACTCCAACACTGCTATTCGCCTTTCTCGTCTGTCTAGACCCCGCATGCTTTTACCTGCTTGCTTACCCATTTCCGTCCCCCTTTCCTTGTGGCTGCAAAGCCCGTTGGTTCCATTTTTCAATACACTTTTCTTTAGCCCATTCAAGAGATTGGCTAATAACGCCCACCTTCTTTGATGTACAACACCCGAACGTCTTGCACTTGATTTCGTACGCCCGCTTCTCTGTCCACTCGTTGCCGAATTGATACATATCAATGTCCTTTCCCCCACAAAACGGGCAAGGCAGCAACCCGTTTTCATCCCTTTCCTCGATCGCGGGGGATTCCGCCAACCCATCAATTTTGCAATCTTCGCATGGGCGAACTTGCAAAACTTCACCTGAAACAACGGGGCAATCATCGTGTCCATACTTACATCCATGCTCTTTACAGCAATGCGCTGCATGAACGCCAATCTTCCTGTCTGTTTTTTCCGCTTGTGATACGGGCGGTGTGGATAGTAGGAGGTCTTTGGCAGTTGTTTTGAAACTGGTGATGGCTTGGTAGGCATCGCCATAGTCTGCTGTGCTTGCGTTTGCGACCTCGTTGACAAATGCCCTTAGCCGCTCGTTGTCGGCTTTGAGGGTTGTAATTTTGTCCTCTGATGCACAAAGAAGGTCAACACCTCCCTGCACCATTGATTCTTTCAGGCTTACCAACCTTTTGAGTTCGGTAATCTCTGCATCCTTGGCGGCAATCTCCCTTGCGTGGTTTTCCCGCTCGACATGAACCGCAAGCCTTACATGGTCGGCAACCTCCGAAGCTGCGTAGGTATTCATGGCTACAATTGCTTTATGGTAGGCAACCATTGAGGGCGGCCTGCCATAAGTCCATCGCTTGCGCTCCGTAGTGGTAATAAGGTGCTTTTCTTGCTCTGTCATAAACTTCCAATTTCCACAAATATAGACAAAATATTAATACGTGCAGCGGATTCGCTGAATTTCTTCAAATCTTTCTTTTTGGGATGGCGAAAGGAGCAATCTGATTACAACATCGATGAAATAAAACACCATGGCGGCGGCATCTGCTTCATTTGGGCTGCGATTTCCAAGCTCTTTAATGAATATTTCCTTTGGTGTCATACCCATGCGTTTATTTTCCGATTGCTTGTAAACACGGCTTGTAAGTTGGATTTGCATATCAGTATCTGGCGGAAATGCGATCTGATATTCTGGATGTCGGGTCGCGTCTCCCAATCTTCCCCACGCGCATGTTATCCTATTGGTGTAAGAAATTCCTGTGGAATATGCTGGCAAATCCGCAACATGGTTGTATTTCTTTTCGGATTCGGGCGTGTTTGGCCTCGGATTTAGGTCGAAAATTGCCTGCACACCAGGAGCCTCGTTGCCCCTGAATTTGTAAATGATCGCATTTGGAAAGGCTGCACTGAATGCCGAAATGAAATCGGCACCGCCAATGGCATCCACCGAAATAGGGATTTCATCAGCACGGCAATTCCATCTATCCCATAAAACTTTCTCGACCCACATCGCAATGCTCACGCCGTTTGCGCCACTTTTCCATCCATCTCCGTCCTTTGTTGGGTCTAATGTCCCTTTGTCGATCATCCATTGCTTTATTTTTTCATCTGAAAACTTGACATCGGCACCGCCAATCTTTGACTTTTCGCCAAAATATCCCCTCTCCCAAACAGGCATGATTACATTGTCGTCGTTTCCGCCCTGTGCTGTGTCAAGCCCAACGGCAAGCGGAATCGTTTGTGGTTGCTTGTTTTGGTCTTGCAAAATCCTCCATCGGGCCAAACATTCCTTGTACGGAATGCCTTTGAAAATCTGCAAAATCTGATCCACAAGCGAGGCTGTCATTTCGCCATCAAGCATTGCCAATCTCCACTCGGTCGGCATTGCTTGCAGCTTTGCAAGATATACAAGGTCGTTTCTAAGGTATGCGTTGTCTTTTAGTGTCGCCTTTATGTAGGTTCGCGAGACGGTCATAAATGATCCACCCAATGGCCTTCCTGTGACAGGATGAAATTCGAGTTCTTGCGGCTCTTCAAAGAAATATTCCTGATTGTCGAGGCTCAAAACGTGCAGCAATTCACCGTATTTTGGTCTTAGTGGCTTTTGGTTGTGATCCCTGAAATTAGGATCAACCCACGGCGCAATAGGCTTGATTATCCACAACCCCTCATGCGTTATCGGTGGATTGAAGGTGAAAATGGTCTTTATTTTTGACTGTTTTGACTTTACAATTTTGCCATTTTTGAATTCGGCTGGCTTGCGATTCCATGCCATCAACAATCGCACGATGTTTTCAGGAAATGCTGTGGCCTCGTCGATGATGACTTGCTGAAACTGCCTGCCTTGATATTTTTGCCAGTCCTTTTTCGGGTGCTGAAGGTGTCCTAGTGTGATCTTTTTGGCTACTACCTGTGTTGGCTTTTTGCTTTCATCTTTGAACCGGATCACAACACCGCCGTAGATATTTTCGGCACCGACCAACTTTGTGAACACGTTCACAATTTCCTCATGTTGGGAGAACTCCCTTCTAAGAATCAGTGTCGTTTCGGCTTGCGTCAAAGCAATGCAAGCAGCAGCGAAAGTTTTTCCGCCCCCGACCCCGCCACCATAAAAGATAATGTCGGCTTTGGAGTCAACCAATGCCATTTGTGGCGTGTACTTATCAGGAAATTCGGGGTCTTGTGGCGACCAAATCGGTCTACGTCGCTTCTTTTCGGTAAGAATCGCTATTTTCCTTAGTTTCTGTTCCTTCGTGGGGCTCATTCATCGCCTTCCAGCTTGGCTAGTTCATTATCTAGCTCTTCATCCGTGAAGCTATCAAATGATTCTACATTGCGCTGCTCAACTTGTGTACGTTCGATGTAACCCCGATCCTTTGCCTGCGTCTTGAGCATGAAAATTATCATCGTGTCGCTCCCCTCCTGCACTCGCTTATGCGCCATCGATTCAACAAAATCCATCTTAGTTTCCTTCACCTCCTTGACCCTTGCAGCGTATTCAAGATCATCCTGCATCCATTTACGGTGCGTTTCCCTGCTCACTCCACAAGCATTCGCCGCCGTGGTGACGATGCCCAATGACTTTTCGAGTGCCGCCAGCATTGCCGCCTTGCGAGTTGCTGTTGATGTCTCGTTACCTCCCATTGCTTACTTCTTTTTGAATGCCTTCCAATCGACAAAATGATGATACCGACCGAAACGAATTACCGTTTTTGTATACTGTGGCCATACAGCCTCTAGCATTTTTGCCTTGAGTAACTTTTTTTTAGGGTCATTACCTTTGTAAAGATCATCCTGATTGCCACCTTTCATTTTTTGACCCGTATCAACCTTGTCGGCAAGGTAATAAACACAGCTTGCGGTTTTGCCTCCATTATGAAGAACCTGAAGATTTAAGTCTATATCCTCATTGTACTTCAATCTCCACCTATACGGTAGATTGTTTTTTATCAACATTGCAGAGTATACATGGCAATTAGCCTTAAATGGTTTTTTGGGAACCCTTACGCAAAAATTCGGTTCTTCAAATCCGCAAATGTCTATTTCATTCTTTTCAGTGTATTGCTCTACGTATCTAAGCGCAGGCTTTATGTCTTTGATCTTTAGCCTCTTGCCATTAATCCATTTCATCCACCTAATGATATTATCATCGAATAACCAGTGATGACTATGTCCGTGCTGTTTTGAGTGCTCCCAGCAATAGTTTCTTGCTGGATAGCTACCTAGCCCTAAATTCGAGAATGGCAACACCAAGACAATACCATCTCCCAAAGCCTTTTGGTAGCTATGTGCCTCTTGCGGCTCAACGGCTATTAAGTAATCTAGACCGCAAGATTGAAACAGTTTTGCGGTAAGTGGTTTGTCTGCCCTGCCTTTTGATATGATATAGATCGGGAACTTAGTTTCCATAGGTTTCAGATAGGTTTACTTGCCATACCGACCCAGCCCCTCCATTTGTTTTTTTATATTTTATATCTGGCAATCTTTCATTAAGAAATTCAGCCCCTAGTTCGGGGGTATCAAAGATAAAAACTATTTTGTGCAAGTTGCTTGCCATTCCCATTGGGTCAAATTCCTCATTCAAATTCAATTCATCTTCATTCATTGAATTGACATCGTGCCCATCCGCCCATTTCGGAGCATCCAGTCCCCACTCTCCCAACTCCAAAGCGTCCCAATCCTTGCCGACCAGCTCCCAATCCCATTCACCAAATCCGACATTGTCCTTGATGATGAATTCCCGCTGTTGATCCTCTGTCAAGTCGTCTGCCATGATGATCGGTACTTCTTTCAATCCAAGTTCCTTACAGGCTTTCAGGCGCATATTGCCGCCAAGCACAACCATGTCAGCATTGACCACGATAGGCCGCAGCTCCATCATTTTAGGAAAATTACGGATTGATTCGCACAATTTACGAAACCGTTCATCTTTGATCACTCTAGGATTGTTCGGATTCGCTTTTATGCTGCCAATTTTTGCCAATGTCCGGCCCAATGTCATGTCTTTTTCGCTCATATCAATCGTTTTCGTGCGCTTGGCTGCCTTCAAATCCATTCGAGACGTAGTAACGACAGAAAGCATCCTGCTTGCCCGTAAGCGTCTTATTTTCGCTCATTTCAACCTCCTACTAATTTCGTGCACCAATTCAATCTCTGATACCTTCATGGCCACAAGTCCACGATAGTAATCATCTCTGCCGTTCACCGTTAACCGCCCGTCGTACAGCTTCTTGAGCTTGCGATAGACGTGGTCTGGCATTTGTTGCTTTGTGCTCATTTGCTTACCCTCCGTTTCCATTTGGTTTTAAGATGGATTTTGCCGCAAATGCAATTGTATGGCACAAGGTTGTATCCGCTTCGGGTGGTGTTGATCGCAGTGGCGCATCGTTGCGCACAGCCCGTATTTGGGTACGTTTGCTTCAATGGTGTCGGGCACCACTTTGTTTTCTTTTTCCCGTTTTTCAGAAAATCGTTTACCCTATTGACTGAGAATGACTCATGGGATAAAACAGCAAGCCACCCGCCAAAACATCTTTTGGTAAGCTCGCCTTTTGAAAAGTGTTGTAGCATTGACCTACGTGTCTGAATACCGTCGTACATACTCATTTCCAAATCCCCCTTTCCTGAATCGGTCGCGGTGGTCGCTGCCTGATTCCGTCCCATTCAAAGTGTTTTTCCATCTTTTCCAAATTGAGCAACCCGCCATGTCTCCCATCCTCAAATCTCGCTGCATCGGTCGGGGTCGTGTTTCGAGTCCACCAAGCCGCACGAATTGTCTTCCATCGTGCATCGGATTCATGCTGCCCAATCTTGTATTTCATTGAGCGCATCAGCAACCAAGGCCAAACAATGAAACACAATCCCAAAACGACAATCGAATACGTGCTAATCATTTCGATCCCTCCTATCTTCGTGATCCCAACATTGACCCGACAGCATCGCCATGACAAGCCACAAGAATGCAGCGAATGCCAAGATTGAGACGAATCCAATTGCAAGGTATTTCATTAGTTCAGTCCGATTTCACAAAAAAACCTTCCATCAATTTCGATCAGGCCACCAACACGAACCCTCTTTGCATTGCGATCAGCTACAAATACCATCAATATCGGCAACCCGTTACATTTCGGGCCTTTGCAGTTGCAGCCCATCGACAAAAGAGATTTCAGGCGACAATTGCGCCCGATCAGCTTTTCGATCGGCTTAACGGCTTTCAGTTGGTCTAATTCGCTCATGGCTTCGGATCGAGTTTAGTTTTCGCGTGGAAAGTGGCGGTATGGTATGAAGTGCCGCCCACAATCGTGGTTCCAATGTCGGCCCCGTCTTGTAGCCAATCCAGCTTCGCAAGCTCATCCATCGCTTTCTCGACTTGCGCCTTGTTGTTGCCTCTTATCGTGACTTCCATGTGCATCGCTTCCAATTTACACAAAGTTAACGGAATTTTTGACAAAAAGCGGATGCGCTTCGTTGAGTGCTGTGCATTTTGCTAGGAATCCTGCCTTTTCGGATTCGGGAAACTTTGTACTTTTCGGAATTCTGGCAAGTGTTTCGATTGACCATTGCAAATCGTCTTGCTTATCACGTGGCGGATTTTCGCCTTTTCCGATTGTCGGAATTGGCATAAGCTCCGAAAAATCAAACGGTTCCGCATTTTCCAAAGCAATCTCGATAGCCGATCTTTCATCCAAGATTTCGTGGTTTTGCCTTGCAACAAATTCGACCTGTTGAATCGTGCATCCTCGCCTGTGGAATGATCCCAATCTTCGCCCAATCTCACAATGGGTTGAATATTTCGTAGGATTTTTTGCTTTCAATAGTTCTTCTAGGATGAACTGATTGAGCGGTTTCTGTGTTTTTCTTCTAAAGTGTCCCATAAACTATATTTTTAGGTGTTCAAAATAATTCAAGTTGTGGTATTCTTATTTTGGTTGTGGCGATTTTTGGCACAGCATCCCAATTGCCGCCACGTCCAAAGGCCACCACGTTGGTAAGCCGTTTCAAAAATTCTGTTTTTAGCCAATCTGAATCGACCCTATTCTTGTGAAGGCGAGGCGCATTCTTTGTCTCTTTGTAGCTCAATCGCTGATACGTCTCTGATTGTTTGATCCAATAGACTTCGATAAGACCAGCATATTCAGGTATGTCATCCAATGACAATAGCCCAATAGGTGTACAAAACCAAAAGTAATTTGGTATCCATAGTCCTTTTTCAAACTTACGGGCCGCCATGCGCTCGTGCTTACTGCCATGATTTTGGTGGTATTCCCGTTTATTGAAATCGGCCTTAAAATCCGACCTGCTAGTTTTTATCTCAAGTTCATGACAAAATCCTGTCTTAGTAATTGCAGCAACATCGGCCTCCCAGTTGTGGGGAAGAACTAGATTTGGAGCAATTGGGCAACATCGCTTTTCTTGTCTAAACGTCTGCATAACAATGCGCTCAATGTCCGTTGCTGTTGCTATTTTTTCCATCAAATAATCAATTTTCGTGCGTTTCCTCAATTTCAAATTCTTTCCAATGCTCAAAATAGGCATCGAAAACAGCACAGCGGGCGCATTCATGGATGCTTGGAATTGCTGTGATTGGTGGAATATTTGTGGATCCGGCCCGCAATTGTCGTGTGATTTTCGTCTGTGTTTCGGTTCTGATCCGGTTTATTTCATCAGGATTTCGAGTTGAAAGCATCCCATCAACAACATTGGGCCAATCTGGAAAGGCTTCATAGTACTCGACTTTGAAGATTTTCAACTCACGATCTCGCATCTTTGATTCATCCCAATCGGGTCTATTTTTCAGGATTTCAACCATTTCAGCGATCATTTGCATAGCTGCGGCCTTTTCATCAGCGTTCGAAGTGTGCCAAAAACGATAGCGCCAATTTGAAGCCATTGCCGTGTTTTTGCGCATCAAAAGCGTGTGTTTGGCGATATTTGGCCATTCTCGATGAATCGCCTCGATAGGTTCTCCAAAGAATGCATTTCCGCCTGTGTTTTGGGGTAATTCTAGGGGTTCTGGTTTGTTTTTTAGGATTTCCAAGACCATTTTTTGAACCGAATGCTCAATGTCTTCGAGGTACATTTTCGGGAAAAGTCGCCTGTTGTTGGCAAAATCAGATTGGCAATCTTTCGCAGCGTTGCGCATTGCGTCGCCAATCTGTCGAGGCGTAAGGGTTGCATATTTGCGCATCATGGACATCATTAGCGAAACTTCCTCTGTGGATTGTTCGCGGCCCTGAATATCTTGCGCCTTGACAACAACCCTTTCAAGCTCAATCCATTTTGCTACCAATGAAGCTGCAATCTGCCATTCTGATTCCTTTTGCTCCCTGATCGGCTGCATCGGCTCAAACGCCTGAATTCCTGTTGAATTCGATGACTGTACTAAGTTGTGATTTTCCATCCTGTTTTCCTCCTTTTGCGTTTTCTACTTTGATTTGAACATTCAGCCAATCCGTTTTCCATTCATCGCCATCCAACCAATTTTGCGGCTGTGGGATGAATTGCGTACCTGTGCCTAGTCGGGTGTGGTATGCCATGAAATCACCGGCACGAACTCGCAACAACTTTGCAGCCTCGACAAATGACATTGACATTGGCGGTGCATTCATTCGGCTCAAGCACGAAGCATAAGCAGTCTCAAGCGGTCGCGGTTTTCCTTGCCTTAGCGAATAGACTGATTGGAAGTTTCGGGCCTCGGTTGCTGCATCGAATTTCGGTTCTCGCATTCCCCCCTGCACCCCCCTGTTTTCTACTTCAATTTCATCTTCATTATCATTTTCATTTTCATATTCAGTTAGCATGCTTTTAGCATGGGTTTGAGCATGTACTTTAGCATGGTTTTTAGCATCAATTAGATTTTCTACCAATTCTCCATTTTCGGAAAAAACCGCCGCCCGTTTTCTTTCTCGGTCGTTTTCCCATCGAATATCCGCCGCTCGTTTGGCCCTTGACTTGTTTTCCGCGGTTTTTTCCAAAGAAACGACGCGCTCAATTTCGAGACGTTTGTTTGAATAATTGGATGCTAAGTCGATGCTAAACTTATGCTCAAGCAATGCTTGGAGCATGCTACAAGCATCGGTGTCGGAGCTATCAATTCCGGCCAATCGGCAAACGGTTTTGAACTTTGAAGGGAACGGCCCATTGACCCACTGATGCGCAAGCAGGCGAATGTACATACCGACCTCGGTAGGCTCCATGATCGCGGTGCTACTAATGAAGTCATTGGCATAAAAGAGGAAAGCGGGGCGGTTTTCTTTGCTCATGGTCAAAATGGTAAGTCGTCACCAGATTCGGTTGTTGCACTTGAATAATGTGTATTGTTTTCTTTCATGGCTTCCATTTCTGCGGCATCTGCATCCTCTTTCCAATTCGGGTTTTTATCCTCATAATGCTCGCAAGCTGTCGGCATCCTCATAACACCATCTTCACCCCAATTGGCTATAAAATGCTCAAAACCAGACTTCTTTGCTTCAAGCCGATATGAATAGAGCTGCATATCCTTGTGAAATTTGCAGTGAAAATAGGTATAGGTTGGGCCATCGTCCTCCCTGTGTTCATCCCATCCATCGTGAACGATGAGCCTATGAATTACATTGCTTTCTTGGTGTGCTTCCAGGTGCTTGCAATGTTTTAGACATAAATGGTGGTTGTTTGGGTTTGAGCTGCATTTAGGCTCGTGGCTTACTGCATGATGCAGCCGTTTATACACCGTCTTGCAAAAATCGCATTCATGCGCTTTAATTTCCTTTGGCATATTTCCTCCAAAAAATAACCCCAATCAGGGCTATGGCGGTAGCACCTAAAAGGGGTATTTCATTGAAATCGACCGCCATCGATTGAATTATTTCAACACAAACCTACAAATTTTCAGGCACTTTTGCAACCTGTTTTGCTTTTTCAAGCCGCTCCAAATCGGCATCAATTCGGGCCTGAATTACATCTGGCGACTCAGTTCCTTCAATGAATGCCTTTCTTTTTGGAGTCAAGCAATCTCGAAATGCGATCCCAAAGTACGATTCGATATGCAACTGCAAGCATTTCGGAGTATGCAACGGCGCACGATCATACGGGCAATAAAGCAGCGCATATACCTGCATTCGCTTATATGCTTCGCGTTTCATCGTTTTTTCCGCCCATTCGATTGAATCGCAGGACGTGACAAACGAACGCACGTTGTTTTCGTGCAAGTGCGTCCCCTCTCCCAATCTTGTTAGCAGGTCGCTAAGGCGATCCGTCGGGTCGATCGGTACATTATTGGTGTTCGGGCCTTTCTTTCCCGTGGTCACACCCCTTTTTAATATTCCCATTGCTGCAAAAATAATAAATTAATATTGTATTACTAGAATTATTTTTGTGTTATGTTTGCAGAAATAAAATTGGAAGTTTATGAGTACTGCAAAAACAGAGGTTGCGAAAGCGGCCCAAAATTCGACATTGCCACAAGTCAAGAAACTGAGCGACTTCGAAAAGTTGCTCGTTCCTTATCAATTGAAGATTGAGCAGGTTGCCCCGAAAAAGGGATTGCAAGCTGCAAGAATCGTAAACATGGCGGCTCAAATCATTTGGATGAATCCAAAGTTGCATAATTGTTCACCGCAATCAATACTTGCAGCCGTGATGCAAGCGGCCATGAATGGCTTGAATCCAAGTCCTCAATTTCAGGAGGTTTACTTCATCCCCTATGGCGATCAATGCCAACTACAGCTTGGCTATCGTGGCTATATCAAACTTTGTAGCAAGTCGGCAATGGTGCAAGCATTCAGGGCTGATGCTGTCTATGAGGGCGATGAATTTGAATTTGAGCTAGGGATGAATTACGATTTGAAGCACAAGCCCGGCCCGAACTACGGCGATGCAAAAAAGGTAACTCATGCCTATGCAATTGCCTATATGAACTCTGGAAAACAGCAATTCGTTGTTTTGCCGAAGATCAGGCTTGAGCGTCTGCGGGTCAAAAACAAAATGCAGCAAGCAAATCCAAGCGGCGCATGGGCTACGGATTACGATCAAATGGCGATTGCAAAGGCATTCAAGCAACTATTGAAATTCATTCCTTTGGAGGATGAATACCGTTCGGCAACCTTCATTGACGAAAACATTGCCTCTTTGGATCAGGTCAATGCAAATGGCGATGTCGAGTACAACTATGAACAATCTACGGAATTCACACCCGTCGAAATCCTCAAAAACGAGACTGAATTGACCGAGGATCAGAAAAACCAAGCGGCATTAGAGGCACAATTGGCAAAAGAGGCGGGTACACTACCGTTTGATAAGCAATGAGCCTCGACCACGAAGCCCGAAAACTAACCATTGGAGCCTCTGAAATTGCGGCTGTCCTTGGTCTAAATGAGTGGATGTCTCCCTTGGATGTCTGGGAAATCAAAACAGGACGTAAGCCGCCATTTGAGGGCAATGCGCATACCGAAAGGGGAAATTTGCAAGAGCCGATGATACTAGATTGGCTGCAAAGGGAGTTGGGTCGAAGGATTGCAACCGATTGCCCAAGCATACTTCATTCGGGTGGACTTGCAAGCGCAACGCCTGATGGGTTTGTTTTGATTTCAGACAAAAACATAGCTGTTGAGCATTGGGTGGGCGGGCCAATTGTGGATGACACCGAGGCGATTTGGGAGCTTTACAAGACGGATCAATCACTATTTTCGCTTGAACTCTGCGAGGCAAAATCAACCCTAAAAACCGTCAATGACATCAGCGAAGTGCCTCATTTTTGGCTTCAATGTCAGTGGCAAATGATGTGTACGGGCTTGAAAAAGTGTCATTTGGCGTTGTTTGGGCCAATGGTGAGCAATTACCAACGATTCGAGATCACGTACAATGAGCCGTTCATGTTGGAAAAGCTGAAAGAAGCTGAATTGTGGTGGGAAAAGCATATTGTTGGAGATGTGCGACCTGATCCGATCAATGAGGCCGACATTCTCAATCTATACCCACAAGACGACGGTACAAGCATTGTAGCGGTTGATTCACTGTATCGGGCGATCACTCAGCACACAGCATTGAAGGCGCGCGCAAAGGACATTCAGTCAGCTATTGATCCGATTCGTGAAAGCATTGTGTTGGCAATCGGCAAAGCTGAAAAGGTGCGATATAATGGTCGTGTGGTTGCTTCGTACAAGACTGATTCTCGCGGTGTTAGGACGTTTAGGACTTACTGAAATGATCCACGAAACCTACTCCGAGCTATCCGCAAGGCGGCGACCGCTCGTGACTGAAATCAAGCGATTACAAGCCCAATTAGATGAATGGGATGCGCCCATGATCGAGGCAATGGCCGCGAGTTACCCAATCAAGGGTTATGCTGATCCAATGGGCTATGCAAAATTGGTATTGAAAAAGGAACACAAAAAGCACGATCCGAAATAATTTGGAAAGAAACTTGATTTGATTAATATTTTGTTTATATTTGTAGCGGTTTAATTATTTCACCTAAAATCTACGAAAATGGAAAGAGGATTAGCAGAATATCAAGCCGATCAACAACGATTGGATGAACTACAAGATGCAGCCGATGCAGCCAATGTCGAACGTGAAAAGGCTATTTTGCAGCCGTTTTTTGATTGGCTTTGTGTGCAAATGCCAGAGGCAATGGTCGGGTCGAAAATATGGCACGACTACACAAATGCCTTTTTCACGGTGGACACCACATACATATCTGTTGAAGGCGATCAGTGCGTTTCAGACGATTGCAAAGCTGTTTGGGCTTGGATTTACGAAAGATTTACCAACGCTTAACACCAAAGCCCATCTGCGGGCTTTGTTTTTGTTTATGATTATGGAAAGGAATTATTCACACTATACAAAATGGGAAGATTGGCAAAACGGCATGTATTCGATGGATTGCAAGTACAAGGCATTGTATATTGGCCGTGCGGAAAGGCTGCTTTCAAATCCGCACGATTTTGCAATTGCTTGTGAGGCGGTTGTTAAGAATTGGCCGATTTCTACGGCCTATAATCTCACAAATCCTGAATGCAATCGAAATGCGTGGCTTGGTCAGGCGGCTTGGAAAGTTGTGGACGGCGATGAAATTGATCAACTTGACGGTCTTGACGAATCAGAAAACTAATTTGTTCTAATTCTATTTTTTCCATAATCCGAGGGCCATTTGCGGCCCTCTTTCATTTGCTATATTTGTACATGCACATCTTCGACCTTACGCAGCCGATTCAAGACCGCCTCAGATACGGCGGCATTCCGATTGCTCCGAGGGTATGGCTTACGGTCAATGCCCTTGAGATACTGCCAAACGGTACATTTGGCACGAACTACAAAACGTACCGATTCGAGGTCACAAATCGGTTGATGGAAATGCCAACGATCTCAATTGAGCGGTCACGGTGGCCTGATGATTGGGAATTTTCCACAAGGTCTATTGAATGCCAATTGAAATTCGTCAATACAGATCGGTTATTTGCGGTTGCACAGGATGGCTCCAAACTACGGGCGCAAGACATCGAACAGGCAATCGTGGACATCTATGCAGATGTTGGCGGTACTCAAATTAATTGGTTTTCGGGGCGTGTAAATGGCAGACCACAAGAAACGGCGGGCGTTACTACGTTCACGGTCGTTGGGTATCTGTGGGAGGCAATCCGCAAGCCTGTGAGGTATGAGAATTTTGGCAACGTCTTAGGAAAAACACAATCCGTATATGGTGGAAATTCGGGCTTTTACGCCAATCCTGTGCATATAGATTGTGTTGGCCAACATTTCTGCGTGTTTCATGGATTGGTTGCATTTAGCGGCGGCGGTCAATCACAACCACGATACAAGAAAACAGGCGGTGACATTGAGCTAATATCGATGCGCTTGGGCAATGCAATGAAATTGGGCAAATACACGATCAAATTCAATTCACACGCCGGATATACGATCACAGGCCCCGACAACATCCCATACTCAGGAAACCGACATCGTGGTACTGATCCAAATTCGCCAATTCAGATTGATCCGGGTTTTTGGTATGGTGGGAGCGGCAAGGGATGCGAAATCGAGTTTTTCGTGTCGTGGACTGCCTACGGCAATGGTATTGCTATGGCATATCATTTGCTAGAGAAAGCACTTTTGGATAATTGGGGTGCATTACCCGGCTCAACATCTGCACAATTGGACGTGGATGCTTTCAGAATTTGGGCTAGGCGTTTTGCAAGTTTCCCGATTCACGTAAGTGAAACAAATCTTGATAATTCGGTGTACGATGGCAATTCATCGAATAGACCACTTGAGTATGCTACGCTTGTTCAAAAGATACTTTCCCATTATCAATGCGCACTTACGATTCTGCCTGATGGTACGATTTCAATTTCAGGTCCGTACATGGATGATTTACCGTCGTGGCCACACACGACCGTAGAGGCGATTACCGAAAATATAACCCTGAATGGAGGTGAAACGATCAACTACGTCACAATAAACTATGGATCCGACATCGACGGTGGCTTTGCGGAGCCATTGGTTAGAAACTTGAATGCAGGCGCAATTCAGCGAGTAGAAAAGACATTTTCATTGCCATATATCAAAGCGGGTGTCGGTCGTGAGCATGCTCAATGGTGGCTTGTGATGGTAATTCGCAGGTTTTTGAGAGACCAAACACTTGTAAAATACAAGGTAGAGGCTGGACATGGCTTGCTATTGGCGGCGGGTGATCGGATTAAGGTTCAATCAAACATTTTGCCCGTAATTGATCAGAATTGCGAGATAATTTCAGTTTCGCGGTCGGTCGGATTTGAAGCCGATGGATCATATAGGGAGGCAGAAATAATGGCGGCAATGGTGCAAGATGGTGAAGGCGAGGCGGCCGTGATTGGGGTTGCTATTGTTGGGGAGGTTGCCATTTATTGAAAATATTATTTTCCCTTGCTTTGTATTAATATTCTATCTATATTTGCAGCAATCCCTAAGGTTGGGGTGGAAAAATTTGCACAAAATGAAAATAGACATGTCATTTATTCCAGATGGCGAATCAGGGAATTGGAAGGTTTCAACATTTATCGTGCCCGAAAACGATTTTTCACAAGGATTGTCAGCTCTCAACTCGGGTCGAAGCGTCCCCGCAGGCACTTACAAATCTCTAACAAGGGGTGGAAAAGTAATCATGAGCAATACGCCCGACGAAATCAGGGACTTTTACCACTTTGTGAACAGGGCGCACGGCTCTGTGCTTATCAATGGGCTTGGCTTGGGTTGCGTAGTCAAGGCATTGCTTGAAAAACAAGGCATTTCCAAAGTGACCGTGATCGAGCAAAGCCAAGACGTTATTTCATTGGTTGCGCCACACTTCGGTGATCCAAGACTGGTAATTGTCCATGCAAATGCTTTCGACTATTCGCCTCCAAAAGGAGAGATTTTCCAATTCGTTTGGCATGACATTTGGGACGACATTTGCTCCGACAACTTGAAAGAAATGGCAACCCTGCATAGGAAATACGGCAAAAGGGCTGGTTATCAAGATTCTTGGGCAAAAGGGCTTTGTCAAAGGCAAAAACGCCAATCGTCGCACGTATTCAGATTTTAAGGCAGTTTCGCAAATTCTGTCCCAAAGGAAAAGCCCGATTCGTTGGGCTTTTTCGTTTACGCCAATTCGCTAACTTTGGGAATGCTTATTGATTCAGGAAAACGGCTCATTCTTACGCATCCGCATACGGGACGCACGTTTTTTGTAGGCGATACATTGAACATTCTGGACTGTTGGCAAGCTACTCATGCTTACAAGAATGCGCTTGAATACGGTTCTACCTATGCAAATGATGGCGGGATTTGTTGGAATCCCGGATCGTACCGAAACAATGAACCAACCGCACTAGACCACCTGATGCACCATGAGCCTGTTTGTGGTATGAGCGGCGGCGAGGGCGACTACATTGGGCCTACTGTTGGTGGTGGTGGATTTCCATTCATTACCCCAAATTATGCCCAATACAGTGCCGATTTTGGCGGTGAAATCAATTCACAACACGATTCATTTGCACTAGGAATTGATTTTCGTTTTCTATCGGAGGCGGAATTTTCGACCGCCTTTCTAGGATTCAATTCACTTGGAAGCGGTATCGGAGCAAGGGCGCAACGGCTTAGATTTGTGCTTTGGGAGATGTCAACCCCGACCGTACAGAATCCACAAGTCGTTGCCGATATTTTCTTCAACTATGGCTATTATGTTGGTATTCCGGGCGCAACGCCACCATTTCCATACATGATTGACCTATCAATGCCAGACGGGGCGGCGGGTGAAATCAACCAATATCTGATCGTTGACAAAATCAAAGCGGCTTTACGGAAGTCTGGAAGCTCGCAATGTCGGCTCCAATGTATCTATGAATTGCCCAAATCCTCGACGGGCGGTGCGTGGCCTGTGAACTTTTCATCCTGCTTTGCAGAGCCGATAGTTCATCCAAATTCAGGTGTTGAATATCAATCTTGGGGCTTGCTTGCGGTCACAATGACGCATTTTAGGAGCGAGACATACACAAACCCAACAGGCGGCGCAATTGGCCCAAATGGACGCATTCAAACGGCTTTTCCTGTTGTTCCTGAACAAGTCATGGGCCAAAATTCAGGCGGGCTGTTGTTTGCAGATTTGTTCCAAATGGGACGGGCGGCGGTCGGTGTTTCGTGGCCGTCTGTGATTCAGGGAAAAAGGAGTTTTGGCGGCTTGAATCGGATTGTTTTAGGCGATACGGCACGCTATCAGCAAGGCACACAATGGGCATACGACGATCATGCAAGCCAAATCCTAGACATTCGTTGCCAATTACCTAGCAATGCAACCCGCTTTACACTAAACACCCTAGTAAAATACCAAAACACAAACGGCGGCTTGCACACGATCAAGTTTGAGATCGAACGCGAAACGGCAAATAACGTGATTGGACAAACCCTATACACTGCCTCGTTTAGCACCAATCTAGCACCAACATGGGTATGGGTTGACGGTGCATTAGACCCGCTGATGTTGCCAATTTCGGCAAATGTTGAGCATATCCGACTGAAAGTCACGGTCACTAAGTCAATTCCGAGGGCTACAAATTGGGGCTTTCCGATTTTTGCGCCCGATATTTATCCACCACAGCCATGCTCATCTATTGCTTGGGATGGTGTTGGAACGATATATTTGGCGTTTAGATAATCGACAAATGTGAGATTTGCAAAAGTTCCTAGGGGAAATAAAAAGTCCCCAGTGCTGAAACACTATTGGGGACTCTTAAATATCGTTCTTCAAAATTAGGAAAAACTAGATTATATGCCAATGTGGTAGGGATGTTTCTTGCCCGTGGAAAAACGACGGTTTTTGAAGTCCTAAAAATAGCATTTAGGACTACTTTTAGGACTTTTAAGACTCAAGCGAAAATGACTATCTTTGACCTATGGCAGATTTGGCGTTAGTTTTTAGTCAAAGTGGAGCGGGTGCAATGATTGCAGACATGGATCGCGTCGTGTCCAGAATGCAAGCAATGGCACAATCGACCATTGATGCTGCAAATGCGGCCTCTGGCAGTCGTGGAATTCCTGCAATAAACAAAGCAATTGACAAACTACCAGCCGCCACAGGGTCTATTGACCACTTCAAAGACGAACTCGAAAGGCTCAAAAACCAATTCAAGGCAACGGGTAGCGCAATCGAAAGGGCGCATATTGGGCCTCAAATAGCTGCACTGGAGCGGCAAATAGAGCATGCAAATTCCGCAATCCCACAGGCCACAAAGTCAATGGGATCGGCATTTAAGGACTTTGCAACCCAAACAATGGCAACCTTTGGCCCGATTGCAATTGCAACAACGGTTGTGGCGTTTGGGAAAAAGTCGGTCGAGGCATTTGCGGAATTTGAGACGGGATTAAATTCGTTGTCGGCAATTACGGGTGCTGTTGGTGCTGATCTCAAATTCTTTTCAGACGAAGCAAAACGGATTGGAGAAACAACAACAATAGGTGCAACGGATGCTGTCAGGGCGTTTGAACTAATTGGATCAGCAAAACCCGAATTGCTCAAATCCAAAGAAGCACTAGCAAGCGTAACAAATGAGGCAATCAAATTAGCAGAGGCAAGCGGCATGAGTTTGCCAGATGCGGCGGCATCAGCTGTCGGTGCATTGAATCAGTATGGAGCGGCGGCGGATCAGGCAGGTAGATTTGTGAACGTGTTGGCGGCGGGCGCATTAGAGGGGGCAAGCCCAATTCAGGCAAGTACGCAAGCACTTGAGCAATTCGGATCAGTTGCCAATGGGTTCAATGTTTCGATTGAAGAATCAATTGCCCTCGTTCAAACATTGGCGGATAAGAACAAAATGGGAGCCGAAGCAGGCACGGCATTGCGAAATGTTTTGCTGAAAATGCAGACCATAAAAGCCCTTGATAGAAAGGCTGTTGAGGATTTGGAGCGGCTTGGTGTGAACATGGATTTAGTGTCGAATGCGGCCCTTCCCGTAGCTGACCGATTGGAGGAACTAAAGAAGATCGGCGGCGATGCTACTGCAATGATGCACGTTTTCGGCACCGAAAATATCAATGCTGCGAACATTTTGCTCACAAATACGGAGCGATTCGAGGGACTTACGAAGGCAATCACGGGCACGAATGCAGCCACAAAGCAACAGGCAACCCAAACGCAAGGACTTGCAGCCTCATGGAAAAAGATTCAAAACCAGATTCAGAATGTAATGATCGAAATCGGTGCCGCGATTGCTCCGGTGCTTCGTGAAATTACAGATGGGTTTGCGCCTGCTTTCAAGATTGTGAAGGAGTTGTTTTTGACCATTTACACGCCAATGTATGAAGTGATTAAGTCCTTTGGCGGATTGTTCACGGCATTGGGTTTGGCAAGCGGTGAAGGCAATAAATTTGTAGGTGTTGTGAAGGTGTTGGCGGGTGCGATTGAGTTTCTGACATTGCCGACTCGCATTATTTACAAGGTTTTGGGCGGAATTGTCGAGGTCGTGACATGGGTTGTTGAAAAATTCATGTCTGCTAGGGATGCAGTTTATGGATTTGCCGAAGGAATACCCGGCGCAACAACGGCCCTGAAAGTTTTGGAGGGTGTGATCAAATTTACGCTTGCTCCTTTGCTTTTACTCAAGGACGCATGGGATTATTTGTTTGGTGCAAAGGCGGCTCCGGTTGATTCGAAACTTAGTGCAGAGGTCAAACAGTTGACGAATTTTGCTAAGGAATTAGGAGGCACACAAGCCCAAATTGATCAATTCCAAGCGGGTTTGAAGCAAGCGGATTTCGTTGGATTGACGCACGATCAAACCATAAAGAAGCTCACAAGCGATTTCATTAGGTGGAAAGCTGCGAATGAGGATGCAACCAAGGCGGTACTAGCTGCAATCCCACCAACGGAGGATTTGGCCGGCACGATGGCAGATTTGACCGTAAAAACAGGCCCAGCGGCGGGTTCTATTGATTTCTTTAATCAAAAATTGCAAGAATTACAGGCGGCATTTTCGGCAACGGGATCGGATATGCAACGGAATTCGATAGGTAAAGAGATTGAAAAGGTTGAATTCCAATTGCTTAGATTTTCGGCTGTTGTCGATGAAATGAAGGCCAAAACAGGCGGTATCGGTGGGCTTGTGAAGGATGCGGGCGCATTGCCATTGCCAACGATGGAAGAATTCGACATGGATGCAATGATGTCGAATCTTGAATCAGGCCTACCAAGGGTAACGGCATTTGGGGCGGCAATGACCAAAGTATTCGAGGATTTGAGCGTGTCGGTAAAAAATGCAATGGTCTCAATGGCTGCGGATGTTGCTTTCAATATTGGTGAGGCGATTGGTAGCGGTGGCTCAATTGGTGACGTTTTTAAGGCAGCTTTGCGAGAATTAGCCGTAATGGTTCCTAAAATGGTCGGTATGGCAATGTTGAATCAGGCCGCAACCGTACCTAGTCCTGCATCGTTGCCATTGGCAATTGCGGGATTAGCCCTAATCGGTGCATCAGGCATTATATCAGGTGCATTCAAAGCATCAGATGCAAAGAAAGCGGCGGCGGCGGCTCCGAATATTGGAGAAAACAGCGTACCGCAACCAAATAGGCGCGGTTTGGAGAGTTTTGGAAATGAGGAACAATCGGCTCAAAAGTTCATTCTAAAATTCGATAGCGGCGAAGAGTTTAGATTTCACCGTGAAATTCAGAGGGGCCAAATTCGGGAAGGTCGGAAGCATGGCTAATTTATTCCAAAAATAAAACCAACAAAAAACCCGCCTTGTGAGCGGGTTTTCCTTTTCTTGAGGTGCGATTAGGCACGCATGTAGGCGGGCCACCCGTACCACATATCCCGAATCTCGGTAGGCTGTGCAGCGCCTGAATAATTCGGATTCGTGTAGGTTGTCGAGTTCGCAATGTAGATCACAAGCAAAGCCGTATTCGACCTTGCGGTTGCGGTCGAGAAAGTCAATGTAGATGTTGCAAAGGCCAATTCTGCATCCGATACCTGTACGCCGTCAATAGATGCACGAATCAGGTGCGTGTGATAGTCGGTCAACTGCGTGTAAGACGTTCCGATTGGTAACGCTACGGGCGTGGTTGCGCTCAAATATGAAGCGTTTCCAGTACCTAGCACGACGGTCGTTTCGTTGCCATCCCAGTTCGTGTTGATGTCCGTTCCTGCATTGTCGTACCATCCTTCGACAAAGATCGATTGGCCGTTGTTGGCCTGATCAACGATGTAGATTTCGGTTGACTCGCTTGAAAGCTCAACAGGGAAATACCTTTCGCCTGATTCCTTGGTGTTCCCTGTGAGTGTCTTCAGTGTCGCCTGAACATTCATAATCAGCACCTCCGTTGCACAGGCACCCGTACTTGGATTGTATGCTTTCAAAAGCAAGTGGCCGCCCGTCGCGTAGGTCGGTGCCGTTACCAGTGTGGCGTTGTTTGTGGCTGCGGATTGGGTTTGTCCGATCAGTGCCCTGAATGATCCCAATGAATTGCCATTGAAATTCACGGTGAATGGATCAAGTTTCAGGCCAAACGTCCTCTTTACGGGCGTTTTTCCACCCCCCATTGAAGTGACATCAGACACAGGTGACAATGACATATCGCCAAGATCAACCATGTCGCAAAAGTTTCCGATGAACTTGCGAACCTTCGTCGGCCATGAGATTCCACAATACCCATCCGTTGCACCTACGGTTGAGGGCGCACGTTCAGGGATGAAGTGAACCGACATTTTCCAGTGATCGCCTGCGTAGATGCCTGCGTATTGTTCCAACCAACGTGAATTTGCCATAATTTCTTCTAATTATTTACTGCGAAAATAGTGAATTTCAATGTCATTTCGTTATAGGTCGTGTCTGTTTTTTCAAAATAGATTTCTCCATTGTCTACGATGTCAAATTCACCGCAACCCGTATCGGTGTCGGTGCCGTTGATTCTTGACAATTGAACACCGACAAAATCAACACCCTTGAAAGTGAGTGTGTATAACTGCTCTGTCCACGTGTGTTTCCTGAATGCCTCCAAAACGATCCCAGCCATTTGGTTCATTTCATCCGAATACCCCTGATCATTACCCCTGCTTGAACCCCGCATTTTTACGAACAATTTGCAACTAATTGAATAGTTGCGGGTTGCCTTGAGTGGTTCACCTCCGATGTCGAGATTTGCAATCAGGATTGTGTTGTTATTTGCATTGCTTGCTTTGTGGTTTTCAATTGGCAATACCTGAAACCGATCACGACCACCGCTTTGAATTGAAAGCGATTGAATTGCGGCTTGCAAAAATAGCTTGATTTCCGCCCTAAGTCCCCGCCTTGTGAACATTCCCCATCCCGAAATTGCAGACGAAAGATAGGTGTAAGTGACTGCCAAAGACTCCCAAACGAGCAATCCGGTTGCATCTGATCCGGTACGTGTGACCCTATGTTGGAAGTAGTTTCGAAGATTCGGATCGTAGGTAATCGCCTGTGCATTTACCAATGTCCACAATGTCCAAGCTGTCCATGTCGTGTTATCCGTAGAATGCCTGAATTCAATCGTGTAAGTTCGGGTTGCGCTTGTGCCTGCGACATTTTCACCGATTGCAGAAATTGACGCGAATTGCTCAAAGAATGATGTTGATAACGTGTGAACGTCTCCAATTGCCGACAGTGCAATGATCGGGTTTTTACGCACCAATCCCTGTGCTTGCGAACTTGCAAGCCTTTGGATTTGCCAATTTTCCGATGAAGATGTACTACTCATTCGCCGTACAATGGATGGTATTTGTAAATCCTGCCTGAATTTATCTCATTGATCGCAAGCTCGAATTCATCTTTTGCGCCTTTGTACAAGTACGGAAACAGGCGACGGCGTACCGAATCAATGTAGGTCATTCCAAAACGGCGCATCGAATAGACCGCAACATCCCCTGCGTAGGGAGCGATTGATTGGGTTTGCATGACCGCCCATTCGGATTCGCTGATTTTCTTAAAGCTGAATGATCGTGCCAAATTTCCAGACCTACGGCCAATATCTACGGCAACTGATCCAATTTGTGAAGGATTCCCGAAATTCAATTCGTGATCCTTCAATTCGCCCGCTGCCTTGATTGCCATGTCACGACCGATGTTTTGAATGAGCTTTTTCACCTCAGAAAACGAGGCAATCTTGCGCATCAAAGCAGCATTGTGGACTGTGACAATGTTTGCCATTAGGCCCGCATTGTGTAGTAAGGGGTGACGTAACAAGCCTCGGTGCCTGCGCGGGCAACGGTCAATGAGGTATCGAACGAGAATGATCCAAATTCCTCGTTCGTCTCACAAACAACCGTATCGCGGGTCCAAACGAGCAACCGGTTCACGGCGGTAACATCGCCGGCTCCGTATTCTACCTGAAAATCCATCGTGATTCTTGCGCCGGCTGGAATTACAACGTTGCCCGGAAAGAAAACTATACCGGCGGCACCGGCGGCTACGGTTTCGGTTGCTCCTTTCCATGCTTTCAGAATCGGATTCCCAACACCAACAGGGTATGTTGGCGCAAGCTGCAAAATAGATGATCCGGTGCCATACGTGCCTGCGTAGGAACTGTTGGATTCTGAAATATCAATCGTTTTTGTGAGTGTCTTTGCCATTTTCAGTAGATATTTGGATAAGCGTAAGGATCAATGTTTTGAACAAATGCGGTGTCGGAAAAGCCGACGGTTGCGGCTTGGTAGTATTGTGAATCGATGGATAATTTTTGCCATTCAAGCCCCGCCAACTTGAAATAATTGTTCATTTTGGTATTCATTTCGGCCCTGTTTATACCCAAATTCGGCTCTACGGGCATATTTACAGAGCTTTCTAGGTCCAATTTGAGTAAACGATACCCAATCGCGTAGAGCATTGCTTGTGTAGCGATTGGATATTGGGCGGCGGTCAATGAGGCCGCAACGATTCCAGCCTCCAGAAGTATCGCTACTGCGTAATCGTACTCAGCACCAACCACATTTACAAGCGAATTGGCAATATGAAAATCTATCGCGGCGGCTGTCCATCTACCAAATTGGTTCGCCATGCCATCACTTATTGTGAGAGCATCTAGTATTTGCGTTCCTGTTGGTTCAACTAATGCTGGCATATTTTAAGAAAAAGGCCCGCCCATTTCCACGGACGGGCCTTTTTTATTCAAATGAAATGAGCTTACAAGATGCAAATTCCCTGAACGGTTGACGTGCAACCATTTTCGGTAGTTGTGCCATCGGCTTGCAGGGCCGTGATAGTGACCGTATCGGCAGTACAAGCAACCTTGTAACCACCCGCCGCAACAGTTCCACCAAGTGCAACAGTCATAACAACAGCCGTTGACGATGTAGATGCACCAGTGACAGTGACCGTACGAACACCCCCAACAAGCGCCCCCGTGGCGATCTTTGCACCGACCAAGATGCCGCCCGCAACATCTGGAAGGGTGTACGCCCTTGCAGCGGTGTTGGTATTGGCAAGCGTGGACGTGAACGTGTTGGCGTCGTTTTTCAGATTGACCTTAAACAATGTCAAGCCAGCCACCCCGCCCGTTGCATCTTTGGCCGTAGAGCTGATCTTCAATCCAAGGTCGGTATCATCCGCAATCGTGCCGTTGCGATCTTGGAAAGTGTACGTGCGAGCGGCTGTGTTTGAGTTCGTGAAAAACGAAATGAAAGTGCCAAGCACGTTCAGGAAGTTGTGTTTGAACAAAGTCAGTCCGACATATCCGCCTGATGCGTCCTTTTCAGAGGTCAATTGCGCACCAGCCTCTGCATCTGCCGCATTGACCGCCGCCTGAACGGCTGCATAGCTTTGGGTTGTGACCCACTTTTGCTTGACAGCCCTTGCGCCCTGTGGCAATCCCTCATAATGGAGGACGGTCAATACCGCCGTTCCTGTTGTGAGGTTGTCGCTAGATGTCATTCCAACAATATCCTTGGAATCCACCGATTGCAGACTGTTTGCGGGCGTTGCGCCGTCAATTGTCGTAACCGTAAGTGTGACTCTTGCCATTATTTTCCTTTGCCCTCGGTTTTGGGTTCAACAACTTCTT